GTGCTAAGTCCCCGCACAGAAACCCGTTTGACCCCCCACATTGACCTGGATGACGCTAGATTAGGCTTACTATGGCCTCTCGCGACGATTTAGACCCTCTTGGAATAGACTGGAAATCCCGTGGAGATCGCGGCACAGCCATCCTTCGGGAGGTCGCAATCGAGGAGGCGGCGGGGAAGCAGATCCCAGTTGAACCGTTGAGACGGATTTTAACAGAGCTTGCCGGGTCGGTCTGCGGGTGCCTGCAATCGATCCAGGATCGCGTACGGGGCCTTGGCGTATCCGAGGATATCGTGGACGCCGTCGGCGACATCGTGTCCGACTGCCGAATACAGATCTCGGTAGGGCTTGACGCTGCCCATGAGGAGGCATTGGGCGCTGTTGACGCAATCGAATCAATGGCAGATGACGAGCCAGAGCAAATCCAAATCGAGGGAGTGCGTGGGCCGGTGGAGCGCAAAAAGCAAACGCACAAGGGGAAGCCTGGAGGTGGCAATATGAAGGCCAAGGCTGGGCGCCGATGAAGCGTGAACCGCTGACCGGCGAGCCATCATACCTGCGGATGCGAGGCATGGCCCGTGCGCTCGGATCCCTGGCGTCGGCGTGGCGGTCGGCGTGGCGTCCTCGTGTAGCTCCCGACCCGGTGGAGTGGGTGGAGGGTGGTGGTGTGGTCTTGCCGTCATCCGTAGCCGCTCGCGGGAATGGTGGGCGCCTTTCCTTTCGGTCCCGCCCCTATTGGCGTCTTCCGCTTTGGTGGTTCGCACAGGATGGGGTTGAGACAATCCCGGTTTGTGTCGCCTCCCAATGCGGTAAAACAACCCTGGATATTGCAATCTCCCTTTTTGGCGCCGAATGGCTTCCAGGCCCTGGGCTCTTTTTGATGCCGTCCGAGGAACACGCCGAGGATTTGGTACGCGATCGACTCCGGCCAATCTTCCAGGCGTCTCCATTTGGGCGCGGATTGAAACCTTCCGCCCTCCGATTGGGTGGAGTTTCATTCCCTGGCGGTGGATCGCTGAACGTGATTGGCGTTGGATCTCCAAACGCTTTGAAGGGTCGTCCGGCCCGGTGGGTGCTTTTTGATGAATTTGACGAGGCGATTCGGTATTCCAAAAGCGCCGGATCCCCGCTCGAACGCGCCAAAACCAGAACGCGCACCTACGGGAGCCTTCGGAAAATCGTTTTGACCTCCACGCCAACCACGGAGGTCGAGGGGATTTGGCCGGAATACGAGGCTTCGCGCCGGCATGAATGGCATTGCCCCTGCCCCCATTGCGGGGTTTACCAGCCTCTCGAAATGTCACGCATCCATTGGCCCCGGAATGCGGCGGGCGACTCCAGCGAGACTCCGGACCGGATCGCGGCGGATGGCCTAGCGTGGTACCAGTGCTCCGGATGTGGCGGACGGTGGGATGATGCGCAGAAGCGCCGGGCGGTTTCGGACGGGATCCCGTTTTGCATCGACCCTGACCGTCCTACGCGATCTATGGGCCTGCACATCTCCGTCCTCTACTCGCCGGACGTATCGCTGTCCGAGATCGCCGCGCAGTTTTTACTCTCCGTCGACGATCCAGAAAAGCTCAAGCAGTTTCGCAACGAATGGCTCGCCGAGCCCCGGCGCGAGATCATCAAAACATCCTCCACAAACCAGGGCCACTTGGCAACCCTCGGTTTTGACGGCTACGAGCAACCTGCCCCGGACTGGTGGCAGGGCGAAGAAACACCCCGGGCCCCCGAATTCGTGCGCGCCATCACCTGGGGGTTTGACGTGCAGGGATCCGAGGTCTGGGGGTTGTGCCGAGGGTGGGGTAATCACGGGGAAAACATCGTGCTTTGGTGCGGAAAATTCGCCGGAACGACAGATCTTGACGATGCGGCCGTAGCTTTCCGGCGCGAATGGATCATCCAGGGCGGCGAGATCGTCCGGCCCCGACGTGGCCTGATGGACTCCGGCTATCGGACCCACGAGGTCTACCGGGTTTGCGCCAGGACTCCCGGCTTACTGCCATCCAAAGGGCGCCAGGATGGCACGCTCCCCATGTCCATGTCCCAGGTGGATCGCCAGGACCAGAACCGGCGCACGGTGGGACATGTTGAGTTGGCGATCGTGTGGACAACGTACTGGCAGGACCAAGTTGAGGCGTCTTTGGGCGCTGGTCCAGGCCGTGGGCGCGGAGTTTGCCATCTACCGCAGAATCCTCCCTCGTTTTTGTACCGCCACCTCCTGGCCGAACGCAAAACGGCTGTCAAATCGCGAAACGGTACGATTGCCTACGTCTGGAAAGCCCATTCGCACGAAAATCACCTGCGCGACTGCATCGTTTACAGCACGGCGGCGGCTGGCCACGCCAATTTGCTTGACATGCGACCCCGGAAAGCGCCGCCCGTGGAGATCGCGAGCACTCCCCAGGCTCAAACGGTACCGGCCACCGTCCAAAACCCGCCCAAACGGGCCGAAACCGCCCTTTCCCGCCTCATCAAGGCCCGTTCGGCGGGGGCAATTCGGGTTGACAGCGGGCGGACTTAAACGGTTTAGCGAAAAAGCCCGTCCACTTAAGCAATTTAGTTCGTAAATTACTTGACAAATGACGTTTACCACTTGGAAAGCGTACAAAACGACGGTGCTTGACTCGATTGTGGCTGGAGTGCAGGCCGGGTCGATCATGCTCCAGTCTGTCCAGCCCGTCAGTCCAGATGGAGTTGCCAGGACGTTTCGCAACCTCTTGGAACTGGAGCGCCACGTCGATTGGGTTAACGGCAAGGTGGTCGCGGAAGATGCCGCCACCGATGGCCGTGGCCGTCGCCTATTTTGCGCGGCGGTCCGTTGAGTTCGGCGGTAGACAGGATCCGGTTTGCCCGGATGTCCGAACCTTCCCAAATGTACGGGCGCCGTCCGGTCGTGTCGGCCCCTAAAATGTTCGGCGGGAACGCCTACGACGGCGCCAGCACGGATGCGTACTCGCAGCGGTGGGCAATCAACGAGACGGCACCAGATGCCGAACTCGCCCAATCTCTCCCCGCCCTGCGCTCGCGCTCTGCTGACCTCGCCCGAAACAATCCACTGGCCTATGGAGTCATCGACACCTACCAACGAAACGTGGTCGGTCGCGGCCCCCGGTGGCGCTCCATGGCTCCCGGAATCGCGGATGTCATCGAGATGCACGTTTCCCGGTGGCGCAAAAATGCCGGCTGGGACGGCGTGTCATCGTTGATGGATGTACTGAACACCGCGATTTCCGCCGCCTCGATTTGCGGCGACGTGCTCGCGATCTGGCCGGACATCGGGGATGGATCCGAGCCAAAAATTGACTTGATCGATGCCCGTCGCATTGACACGCCAACGGACGCAACCCCTGAGTGCGCATCGTGCCGCCTGGGAGTCGGGTACGACAAATACGGGCGCGTCCTGGGCTACTACGTCAAAGCCTCTGACGAGTCCGGCTCTCTGCGCAAGGACTTCCGCTGGTTCCCGCTCAATCGTGGCGGACGGATCAATGCGCGAATGTTCCGCATGAACAACGTCCGGCGCCCTCGGCAGTCCCGAAGCGTCGGCATCCTTGCGGCTGGGATGCACCAGTTCAAAGAGATCCCCGCCTACCTGCTGACGGAGGCCCGGAGAGCTACCCAGGCTTCCAAAATCACGTTCATCATCGAAACACCGGATCCGAAGTCAATTTCTGACGCCTTTGAAAATGCTCCGGCTGGCGTAGATGCTGAGGATTGGGTTTCTGGTCTTTCTGGACGGTCCTACGGAAACGTGCCGGACGGATCAACGATGGTCCTTGGCCTTGGGGAAAGAGGACAAGCAGTTCCACCTCCCCAAGTCAACGGAGGCGTCGGAGATTACGTCGAAGCCCAAGAGCGCTCGATCGCCCCGTCTACCGGTCTTCCTTTCGAGGAGGCCTTCTGCAACTACAGCAAGCCGAACTACGCCAACTCCCGCGCCATCAAGCTGATGGCCAGGAGCGTCTACGCGATCAAACAGACGATGCTGGAGGACGCAATCTGTCTTCCATCCATTGAACTCCTGATCCGCTACCTGTGGGCAAATGGCAAGCTCGGTCGGATCCCGTGGAGCGACGATCTTTTGGCTGGGAAGCTGGCTTGGGACGTATCGGAAATCGGCGAACCCACCAAGGAAACCAAGGCCAACGCCGAGGCGATTGCCACCAACCAGAAATCCCTGCAACAGGTCACGGCCTCGCAGGGATCTGACTGGCGGCAGGTCATCGCCGACAACGTGGAAGCCGAAGCCTACGAGGCCGAATTGCGCGAGGCGGCTGGATTGCCGCCCAAGGTCAACCCCGACGCTCCGCAACCTGCCCAGAACCCGAATCCCGAGGCGGTCGACCCGCTCGAACCACCAGAGGACGAAAATGTCTGACATGCTCCTATATGGCGTGGTCGGCGAGGAAATCAACGCTCTATCCACCGTGCGCGGAATCCAGGCGATGGCCGGCAAAAAGCTGATGGTCCGCCTGAACACTCCGGGCGGGTCTGTGTGGGACGGAAATTGCATTGCTGAGGCAATCCGAGAGCACGGAAACATCCACACGCACATCGATGCGCTGGCCGCATCCATGGGCTCCACGATGTTTCTGGCTGGAAGCTACCGGACGACCTCACAAAGAGCCCGGTTCATGATGCACAACCCGGCGAGCTTCGTGTTTGGCGACGCAAAAACGATGCGCAAAGAGGCGTCTGTCCTTGAGGGTATCGAAGTCGATTTTGCCAAAATGTACGCAGACGCTTCGGGCGGAAGGATCACCCGCGAAGAGGCGCAACAGCTCATGGACGAAGAGACATGGCTCACTCCGGAAGAGCTTGTCGCCATCGGATTCGCTCATGCGATCACCGGAAATACCACCGCCTTCGCGCCGATTCCTGTCACAATGCAATTCAAAAACACTCCGAAAGGGATGTACACCATGAGCACAGAAAACGAAAAGCCGAAGGCGTCCTTTGCTTCGACCCTGATGGCCCGATTCACCACCGACGTTTCCGCCATCAAAGCGGAACTGGAAGAGGCGTCCGCCGCCATGTCGGATGCGTCCATGCAGATCGTCAACGCTGAGGCTCGCGCCACTGCCGCCGAAGCTCGCGCATCTGAGGCCGTCGCCGCGCTTGCGTCTGCCCAGGAGGCCCATGCCGTCGCTCTCGCCGAGGCCGTCGCCGGCGCGAAGATCGAAGGCGCCCAAGAATTTGCCGCCCACAACTTGAAGGCGTCCGCGCCCGATCCTGTGCCCCATGTCGAGGAGGAGGACTTGGAGACCTTCACCACGCATACGGCGAAAGAAAAGGCTCTCCGCGAATCTGGGCGACTGCAAGAAGCTGCCGCCTACTACGCTACCCACAAAAAAGAAATCTTCGCAGGAGAATAAGTCATGGCCGTCGACACTCTGAATATGGAAGCCGTTTCCAGGGGCGTTTTTCCTTCCCTGGTCACCGCGATTGGTCCCGTGCTCCGCAACTCGATCAAGGTCGAGAATGTGCCGGGAGCAAAGTCTACCTCCGTCAATATTTTCGCCGAACGTACCGGATCGGAGTTCACGCAGGCAAGCGCCTCGTATTCGTCCAGCTCGGCTGCGACTACTGATGTCACCGTGACCTTTACCGAGGTCTACGACTACATCAAGCAAAACCAGCTTGTTGTCAATCAGACCCCCGTCGAATTCGCGATGGCCGCTGTTCCTGTCATGGGCCGCGCAATCGCGAAGAAGATGTTCGCCATGCAGAACGCGCTGGTGTTGGCAGCGACCTACACCAATACCGCGATCACGTCGACCGCCGCCAATTGGGATGCCGACGACATGGCTGACGCTGCTACCGGGTTGGATGTCGCTTTGGCGAGTACTGAGGGTCGCTATGCCGTTCTGACGCCCACCTACACGGGCGCGCTGTCGAAGGACAACGCGATCCAAGCCGCTTACGCTTTCGGAGACGACGGTGTGATCAAGCGGAACGTGATTCCCAATGTCCACGGCTTCGAGATCGCCAAGGTTTCGAGCGTGGCTGCATCGGGCGACGTTGCCAACCTTGTCGGCTGGCTGGCCGCTCCCGAGGCGTTCGCGGTCGGCTTCGCTCCTGCGATCCAGAATTCCAAGTTCGGAAGCTCGGCAATCGTCGGAAGCTACACCGATCCCACCACCGGGATCACCATCACTACCAAGTTCTGGGATGACAACACCGGAAACTACCACATTTGGGCGGGGCTCATGTTCGGCATCTCGGCCGGCCAAGCCGCCGCGCTGACCATCTTGAAGTCGGCATAACCAACCAAACCGGCGCGGGACAGCACCGCGCTTTCCTTTTTTTGGAGTCTCGACCATGATCAAGAAACTGGCTGTATTGGTAATCGAAAAGGCTGACGGCGCGGTCGAGATTCGGCCCGGTGAAAAGGGTGAAATCTACGCTACCGCTCGCGAAGAAAAGCGACGCCTCAATGGCGAAGCGTCGCATAATGTTGTGCGCCTGACCGCTTTCGGATCTGACGGAATCATTATCCAGGCGAAATGGAAATCCAATCTCCCTGCCTCCACTCCCGCTGTCGAGGTCGTGGAGACCGTGGATCATCCCGCCGATGACGCTGGCGACGATGATGCCGAAGGTCCCGACGCCGAAGACATTCGCGCCAAGCTCAAGGAAAAGGGCATCAAGGTCCCGCCTCGGATCACCATCGACAACTTGATCAAACTAGCCATCGACAACGGAGTCGAGGTCTAAGATGGCGCAGGGCGGAAGCGTTCACTGGCGAGCTGTGGGGGCGTCTCTGAACACCCTCGCGCAGACCATGCGCAACGCCCATGCGCGCACCCCTGCCGTGCTCGCTCACGTCAATTCAGCGCTACTCCAACAGGTCGGTAGTGTGGTTGGCCAGCGGTACGTCACGGGACAGAACTTCGCGGTACAGCGCGCGGGAGGAAGTGGTAAGCTCAACTACACCGCTCCCCCAGGTGCCACGCACGGGCCAGTAATCCGTACGCATCGGCGTGAAGATGGCACCTACTCGCGAAACGCTCGTGGACAGTTTGTGGACATCGTGGAGATGCGTAAACTTTTCATCAAGGGCAAGTTCGTCTCGCGCACGGGAGAAATGCGCGAGATCGCCGCAGACCTTTCGGCAGCGCATCCACGTTCAACGCTCGGGCGCATAATCGTGCAGGGCGAAAACCCGCGCAACGGTGGGAGCGGTCGCGTCGTCGTCGGGATCACGCCGGAGGGTAACGGATACGTCGACATCTCTGGCGGCTACCGTGCCGCAGAGGCTGGCCGGAAGGGCACGGTCTCGGCGGGTACTCGCGCATGGTGGAAGGCCATCCGATCGGTGCAAGGACGGTGGAAAACCCTCCTGCGCAAGAGGTATCCTGACCTTTTCCAGCTTCTGCGGAGGCCATGATGGCGACAAAAGTTGGCGATCTGATCGCGGCCATCGGCGCAAAGGTGGCGACCGCTTTCCCTGGCTCTACCGTGATTTACGGACTGCCGGACGCATCCGGATCATTTGGCCCGACTGGCCCCGTGGTCTACGTCCACTACATGCAGGAAAAGGCTGAACTGTCCGGCAATCAGGTCGGCGGCGCAATGGTGGTCAACCCTGTGATTTCCGTCTCCGTCTGGCGCCCATTCACCGGCACCTCCATTGATCTCGCTTCCCAACAAGCCAAGATCGAGATGGGAGCAGACCTCCGCGCATCCGTCTTCGACATGATCATGGATCACCTGACGGGCGTTGCCACGATCGCTGGATTTGCTGGCGAGGCCCTTTGGATCACCGACTACACGTCGACTCCGTCCTGCCTGGACATCGGGCTCGGCCAATCGACGGAATCCGTCACCTGCGAATTCACCTTCAAGTTTTCCTCCACCTACGGGAGCCGATAAATGGTCGTCACGCAATTTCAGCAGATCGGGTACAAGGCCGAGGCCACCGAGCTTGCCGCCGAAACTCTCGTCGCGGCTCAGTTCGCCACCGCATGGGCCAGCGGCGCGATTGTTCCCGAGGATGGATACAACGCTCGCCGCCCTCGTCGCGCCACGTTTGCGCCCCTCCAGGGCGTCGGCGGAACGGCAATCGGCAAGTTCACCGGCCAGCTCGAACCCAGGCCCAGCGGAACCGACGGAACCGCACCCGACTGGTACGCTCTCCTCGCCGCCGCTGGTGCCACCGTCACGACCGACGTCGCCACGTTCGGCGCAGAATCCACCGCATCCGCCGTGCTCGGCACATCCTGCACCATCAAGCACCGCGACGGCGCGTACGAGCGCACGATGGCAGGAACTCGCATTTCCAAGCTGACATTTTCTGCCGAAAAGGGTGGAACCTGGAAGTGTGATGTAGAGGGCACAGGCCGGTACACCCAGGCTGCGCAAACAGCGTTCGTCGCGGCGGCTCACCCTTCCGCAGGTCTGGCGCATCCGTTCCTCGGCATGACCTGCACGATTGGCTCGTTCACCGGGTCCATCAATTCGGCATCGATCTCGATCGAAAACACCGTGACGCCCACCCCCGACGCCACCCACGCAAGCGGATTCGGGCGCAACATCATCACGGCGCAGAGCCTCAAATTCATGGCCTCGCTCATCGAGGACGGTTCTTTCGATTGGCGAGGAGCATACCGCAACGACGCGACCGGCGACCGTCTCGCGATCGCCCTCCAAATGTCCGCTGGTGCGGCTGGAAACGTCCTCACCTGGACCGGGACCATGCACCTGATCGAGCAGCCGACCATCGAGGATGTCGACGGAATCGGGTACGTCTCGATCTCCGGAGAATTCGATACCTCGTCAGCTTCCGCCGCCCTCACCCTAACCCAATCGTAAGGAGACGGAAAATGTCTGGAATGTTTTTGGAGCCCGAAAGCAATTTCGCCGTCTCCGTGGTCAAAAGCGGGAAGGCTGATTTCGAGGTCGCGGATGGCGGACCGATCGTGCTCACCACCGCCACGGGGCGCAAGTACGCAAAGCTCCTGGCCATGTTCCGCTCCGAGGATGCCGCCGCCCAGTACGACGCGCTCGCAGGATTTGTGGTGTCTGGGCTTCCCAAGGAAGACATCGAGCGAATGCATCCGAACGCTGTCGCCGTGCTCCTGTTCGAGGTGGTGAAGCGGTCCCACGTTTCGGAGATCGAAGCGGGAAACTGATTATTGCCTTCCGGCTTGCTACTGGCCAGTATCGATGCACCTGCCAGCCCGGAAGGCACGACAAACGAGCGGACGCGAACGCAAGGAGGATCTGGGGATGCGAGGAAAGAGCGACAAATCCAGTCTTCCCGGACCCGATTACCGGCGCGTGGACTTCGCCCACCTGGGACCTGCACCGATGCCCAGCAGGGCAGGTAACAGATGACCATTCCTATGCGATCTCCGTTTGGTCTGCCTACGGTGGATCCGACGATCACGGGCCGCTTCCGGTCGCTGGCGGGTGGATGGATCAAACTGTCTGGTTTAC